GTCTTCTAAACGCGTAGTTTCTTTTATTATTTTTTCATTTACTCGTTGCATACGCTCAATCAATGCACGCCGCGCTTGTGCGCTGTTTTCAAGCTGCGGTACTAACCCTTCAATAAACTTACGATCTTCGTTAGAGAAACCAGCACCTAAACGGCCGCCAAGCGTTTTTAATATAAGGTCTCCAGAAGTTTTTTGGTAATTTTCTGACGCAGCTAATGCTGCTTGGTCTTTAGGACTTGCAAGGCCCAACGTATTTAACAAATTAGCTGCGCCTACTCGTCCTTTGGCATACGTTCCAGTATAGAGGTCTTGTTCGTTTAATTTAGCTAAATCATTTAGCGTACTAAGCGCTGCGATAGAGTTATCTCTAAGGCCTCTAGCATCGGATACATCTTTAGCGTCCAACGCCCCAAGTTTTTCTACAAAAGCTGTTTCACCTTTTTGGCTAACAGATTGACTAATGTTAGTCGTAGTTTGGTCAACGCCGCCAGTATATAAGACGCGCTTTTGTTTACCGTCTGTACCTAGCTCATAAATAAACATTTGATTTTCATTTTCATCTAAGAAAACCGGTTTATTTGAGCCAATAGCTCTACCAACTTTATTAATGTTTGGTTTGTTTTCTTTAGCGCCACTTAAATAATCAATTTGCGATTGTATGTCTTCTGCTTCTGGTGAACCTTTTGGGAGCGCACGCAAAGCGGTTCTAAGAGTATTTAATTGTTTATTTATTTCTATTTTTTCAATAGGTTTAGCTCCGGCTGCAGCAGGTAATCTAGCTAAAGTATTTTTAGCTATAGCTAATGCTCTAGCGCGCTCGGGGGTTGGATCTATACCTTGTTCGTATGTTAAACGTGCAACAGTATCTTCTAGTTCAGCTGCTGTTTGAGCAACTTGAACTGATTCAGCTACATTCGCGGGTTTTTCACGCTTTTTAGCTTCTATATCTACTCTGGCTTTTTCTACTTCATCTGCTTTTTTTTGTAAAAATTGAGCAAATTCAGGATCACGATTTCGTTGCAAAGCAAATGCAGACGCCTGTCTAAGCGCTACTGGGTCATTAAAATCCAGCGCAGGTAAATTGCTGCCCAGTGGATTTGTGCCAGATATCATTTGCTGGCGCATTGATATTTTGCGCAACTGTGGGTCTTCGCCGCCAAACAAACGTCTGCCAGCGCTACCTAATTGTTGCGCGCCTTGAAAAATTCCGTAGTTAGCTCTTTCAAACGGGTTAAGTTGAGCAAACTGAAGCGCAGCATTTTGTTGTCCTTGCTGCTGCGCTTGTTGCTGCCTCATCTGATATTCTTCTGGCGATGTAAACAGACCTAAAATTTCGCTTGCCATGATTACCTCTCAAAATACTTTAGTTAAGGGCCGGTATAGCCAGAATATGGGTTTGAATATTCTTGCTGGCTAGTCTGCCAAGCATTTAAATTGTTTCTATTCAATATTTGATTAAATCGCTCATCTTGTCGCTGTTGATTTTGGTACGCATTAAGAGCATTAGCCGCGCCCATTAATCCAGTACCAAACGGACTATACGCATTAGCTTGTTGCATAGTTTGTGCTGCGCCAATCCCACCTGACATTAACGCTTGCGCTCCTGCGTTATTAACATTTCTGCCGCCAAGCGACGCACCAATATCCAATGGTTGCTGTCCTAGACTTTCTAATGTTTGCGCGCCGCTAAGATATCCTGTAAATGGCGATAAAGCGCCAACCTGCCCCTGTTGATATCGACCTAACAATCCAGCGCCTTCACCAAATAAACCTGCACCAAAGGCTACCTGTTGCTGACCTGCTTGTTGTGCTTGTCCAGCTAATGCAGCGTCTTGTTGAGCCAATGCGTTGTAGTACGCTTCCATTTCTGGATTGCTTGCGGCAAGACCCGCACCACCGCCTGGGCGAATACCTGTTGCGCCAACAGACAAACCGCCGCGACCAGTATTAAACAATCGGTTTTGTAATTCTGCATACTGACGTTCACGGCTAGGCGCTAACAAGTCTTGCTGGCTTTGCATATATTGAGCCGCAACTGCTTCAGGCGACTGCGCTAAGTATTGGCCACCCAAATTAAACAAGCCGGTAGCCGCACCAGTTAGTGGCTGATACATACCTTGTGCCGCTTCAGCTTGGCCTAATCCTTGGCCACTAAGCGCCATCAAGCGATCTTGATAGCCTTTTAATTCAGGTGATACGTTATAACCCGCAGCAGATAATCGGCCAGTAGTCGGATCCATCGTAAACTGGCTGCTACCAAATCGCGTCGTAACGCCAACTGGTCTAAAGCGAGATTCTTCAGCAGCAAGTCGTGCCGCTTCTAATTGCGCTCTAGCAGACGTAGACGCGGCGTCTTTAGCCGCCTCGCCCTGCAAGTATCCACCAACTAAATTCAACCCGCCCGATATTCCTGCGGCAATTGCGAATGGCATACTATTCCCCTCTAATTAAAATCTCATCCACTTTAGACGGGTCTTTTTCATCCGTCGAATGGATACAAAACCAGACACAATCGCTCATGGCTTTAATGCCGTGAACTACGTTTGCTTCAATATTTATACACGCTGGCGCGTCAATAATTTCAATAACGTCGCCCTTCATAACTGCAACACGACCTTTAGCCAAAATAGATAGATGACTAAAGTTGTGCGTATGCTTTATGATAGCTGTGCCAGCGGGGACAAACGCTTCCTTGGCATACAAGCCATCTGAAAAGTGGTGAGTAATCTCACCGCCAACATTTTCCAATACTGCACTCACGCCGTGCGTCTCCACATATAGACGACGATATACGGCGGCAGGTTAGCGTTTGTTCCACTTGAACCTGTGGTGCTAATACTGGTGCTAACGCTAATGCCTGTGCTTGCCGTGCTTGTGTTTGATGTGCCTTGTTTAGCAAGAGCTGATGATCCGGAGTTTTGGTCAATTGTGTTGTTTTGAAACCCAATTGTATGATTGTGGCCAGGGTCGCTAACGCTTGAAGTAGCCGAGTGAGTATGGCTAACGACAATCGCATCAGCGGAGCCACCAGTTTCTTGCACCGTATCAAACGCTGCATTACCAGCATCAAGACCAACCATGACACGACCAGCGCCAAACGCTGACCATGTACCAAAGCCAAGTAACGTAGCAGGGTTGGTGCTAACAGCAGCGTTAATATAGATTGAGCCAACAGGATACAAAGCGCCCAATGCTGCTTGCACAAACCCTGTTGTGGCCAACTTAGATGTATTGTCGCCAGTTGTTTGCGTTGGTGCTGTTGGGCTGCCAGAAAAGCCTGGGCTGGCTAAGTCAGCCTTAGTCGCAACAGCAATCGCAATATTATTAAATTCTGTGTCAATCTCCGTACCCTTAACAATCTTGGCCGCATTGCCCGATGGCAGCGCGTCCTTAGATGCAAAGTCGGTCGATTTGGTATAGTCAGACATGTGCCGCCCCTTAATTTATACGGCCATGCTTGGCCAAAATTTCAATCTTTTGAATCGATAATTCAAAGCCATTCACCTCTGCTTCATAGCCTGTCTGGAAAACTTTGCCTGAGCCAGTAGCTTGTGAGAATAGATTTTGAATCACAATGCCACCGGCATACTGCGCAACAGGTACACCGTTAGCGCCATACTCAGCAACGCCATATTCAGAAATGCCTTGGGTGGGAACAGATACGTTCTGAGACAAATAGTTCTCAGAAAAATCGTAACCCCATTTAATTGTTACCACTTGATCTGAACCGCCAATAGCAACAATGGATATGCGCTTAACAATTGACGTAACGGCCACATCACCTAAGTCAGCATGATTGGTGTAATACTGCATTCGATACGTGCTAGTGTCATCAAGATACCCGCCGTATTTACCAACATAGCCATTCTTGCCAATCAATAGATCGCCGTTACGCAACGCATACATTGCCGTTGGTTTAATGTCGTTCCACGTAGTTACCCGCGATGATCCATCCTGCATAACATTTCGCGTGTCAAACACATACACTTGACCCGCCGTTGGAAACGTCAATAAGTAGAATGCGTCTATTTCTGAATAAACGCCTTTAATATTTGCCGGCGTTTCACCCGCCACCAATTGCATCAAATCATTACGAACATTCTTACTCAAGTCACGAAATGGCGCAGACTTTTCCTGAATGGTTCTAAGAACTGAGCGCACACCGCTGTTAGACAAAAATACGACATCGGTGTTGGTACTTTGGATTGAATCACGGTATTGGCAACCGATACCCACCACGGTGTCATACAGCGACATTGTGCTAGGTGTTGTCGCACCTTGGTAAACCAAAATCTGGCGTTTACCAAAGATAAATAAAAATCCGTTGTGCGCTGCTAGACCGGTAATTTCATCTGCACCGTTAGCCCATACGTTATTGACGTTCAATGTACCGGCTGTGCCGCCCGTATAAATATGGCCAGCAATCAAATCAGAAAAGGTTAGCGTTGTTTTATCTGACGTACTGTTAGCGATCCACAAACGACCATACGCAGAAATACAAATATTCCCTAGTGGCACCGTACCGGCGTAGCCAGACTTTTCACTTACTCGGCGGTACGTTGTGGAACTAACCGCTGGGTCATAAATTATTGGGTCATGACCGGACTGAAAGAAATACGTTACCCCATTGAGTGACGCGCACTGCCAGTTGCTTGCGCTAATGCTTGGCGCTGTACCACCGCCGCCATAGGTCAACTCAGTAACTGTTGTGCCGCTTAATTTGAATATCTTATTGTTTCCAGCAAATAGAGTCGTTACCGATCCACCAGTAAGCACCAATTCGTGGATGACGCCAATATCGTTAGCGCCTAAATTGCCCGAACTGGTATTAACTTTCGTCCAGCCTTTGCGTGCGCCCATCCGACCGTACTTGTCCAGAATGCAGTTAATCGCAGTCAACGCAAATCCAGCCGCCAAATCTAATGGCGAGTCTTGCGTATTCAGGCCATAAAAACCTGGTGCGTTAACGCTGAATCGTTCAAGTGCTTGACTCATACTGGAACAAACTCCTGAGTTTCAGGGAAGCGAGTGGCTTCTAATGAAATGTAATCAGCCAACATGGAGCGGTACAAGTTGTAGGCTTCCGATGAAGATAATCCACCATCTTCGCCGCGCTCAACCAATGCTCTAGCGTAGGCATTTTGCTCAACCAATACGTCAGGCACTAGCACCGATGTGCCGTCCGATGACAATACCGCTTGTGGGATGGTCAAAAAGAATTTGATGGTATAGACGCCATCAGGGCGGCCATACAATTGAACTTGAGCATCACCATTACCATCAACGCCCTCAAAGCAATACTGCGCAGGGATGTTGGTGACAATCGGGGTGAAGTTTTGCTTTTGGCGCATGTCGGACACGCTAATATTTCGCATGACGACATTGCTGGTGGTATTTAGCGGATCACTAGATACACGGAACTTTTGACCTGCACCGGTCAACGAATAGACATACGTGCCGGATG